TGCCTCTGTTATTGACGGTATTCGCAACGATGTTACGCAGGCGAAGAATAATGTAGCCGACATGCAGGGCACGGTGGACGGCCTGAATACTGCTGTCGGTCAAATTCAGGGCAAGCTGGATGACATCGGCAAGAATGCCGGGCATGAGTATGACATTACCTACGAGGACAGCAAGCTGACCCTTATGGAGGACGGCACGCCGAAGACACAGGTGACGATTGTCGGTGGTGGCGGCGGTGGCCCCGCTGCGGGCAGCACGATTACGATTGAGCGTATCGGCGAGTCTGCGATTACGGCTGTTGCCGGTGACCCTGTTGTGGTCAAGTTCCGGTTCACGAGTGTGGATAGTGCGGGCGATGATACCGGCAATGCGACAGGTACATGGTATGTCGGCAATACAAAAGTCGCTACCCAGACCATTATGCAGGGCGAAAACAGCTTTGACATCACGAAGTATTTGCACAGCGGTGAGAACCAGATCCGCTTGACGGTTGTGGACAGCATGGACACGACAGGATCCAAGAAGTGGAGTGCCAATGTAGTTGATTTCTATCTGGAATCCACCTTTGATGACAGCCTTTTCTACAGCGGCGAGGTCACGGTACGCTATACACCGTATGGCAGCGTTGAGAAGAAGATTGATTTTGCGCTGGACGGCAAGTCGATTGGTGGCACGACTACCAGTGTGACTGGCCGACAGATGACCTATACCATCCCGGTGCAGAAGCACGGCAGCCACCTGCTGGAAATCAGTATGACGGCAGAGATCAATGGCAAGACCGTTAAGTCCAATGTCATCAAGAAGGACATTATGTGGGTGACTGAGGGCGAGACCGCACCCATTATCAGTTGTGCTGTGAGGGATTACGAGACGAAGCAGTACAACAAGGTGTCTATTGAATACAGTGTATACGATCCTGCGTCCAGCACGAGCACTGTAAAGCTGGCTGTGGATGGCGTAACCGAGTCTACCCTGACTGTTGGGCGCACAAAGCAGACATGGAGCTTTAAGAGCGCAAGCAAGGGCAAGCATACACTGACGATCACCTGCGGCGAGACCGTAAAAACGATCAGCGTGAACGTAGTTGACCTTGGCGTTGTGATCGAGCCGGTTAAGACGAACCTTATGTTTGACTTTAACCCGAGCGGCAAGACCAATGCCGGTACTGACCGACTGTGGACAGATGGCCAGACGGGCATGAGCGTGAGCGACAACTTCGACTGGGTCAATGGCGGCTATCAGCTTGATAAGGACGGCGATACCTATTTCTGTGTAAAGGCGGGTACACGTGCTACGATCAATTATAAGCTGTTTGCCGATGATGCCAAGAAACTGGGCAAGAACTTCAAACTCGTTTTTAACACGGCGAATGTACGCGACTATGACGCGACTGTGCTGACCTGTGTACAGGGCGGTGTGGGGCTGAGTGTTCAGGCGCAGAAAATCACGCTGACCAGTGCGCAGAATACGATGGAACTGCCGACCTGTGAAGATGACTTCATGGAGTTTGAGTTCAATATTTTGCCAGACAGCCAGTACAGAGAAATGGTGCTGTGGCTGGACGGCATCCCCTGCAAGGTGGAGCTGTATGACGGTAGCGACAACTTTACACAGGCAAGCCCGGTTGGCATTACTATCGGTTCTGACGACTGCGATGTTCTTGTTTACCGCATGAAGACCTATTCCATGAACCTGTCTGATGACGAGATCCTGGACAACTTTATTGCGGATGCCAAGAACGCTGACGAAATGATCGAGCGGTATAACCGCAACAACATCACGGATGCAAGCGGTGAGCTGAACCCTGATATTCTGGCGGAGCGCTGCCCCGACCTGCGTGTTATCAAGATTAGCGCACCGACCTTCACT